TCATTACAAACTCGTTTTGTTCCTCAAAGGTACAAAAAAATATCGGAAAATCAGCATTATTTACTAAATATCAATCAGTTAATTTTTAGAACTGCCCTTTATAGAGTTTATAACCTAAAACGACTAGCAATACGCAGAGTGCTCCAAATGACCAGATGGCGTATTTCAACTGAAACTGCTCCCACTTGGATAACTCCTTCTCTACTGGATAGGGCACTGGGATGGAATCTCTTTTCAGGAAGGAATCCACCTTCACCTTATACACATTCTTATAGATGGTCTTCTCATGCCATCGGTCAAGAAAGCAAGTATCTCCCTTCTGTCTGAGGAAGATTGAATCACGCACAAAAACGCTGTCAGAGGTATGCAGCGTATCGTGTTTTACTACGTCCCGACATATAACTTTTTCCATCGGGACGTATTTTGTCTTGCATCCCGACAGAAAAAATGCCACCAGCAAGATGCCAATCACGTAGAGTGCTACTTGCCAAAAATCAGTATCGTACCATTTTACTTTCATAGGCTAAACATTAAAGACCTTCTTTGCTCTTGTAAGGAACTTTCGTCTTGATTCCAAGCCGTTGGTTCCACCATTGATTGTTTTGGTAATAGCAAGGAAACTATCACTATCAGCCAGTTTGTTAAGGTCATGTTTCCACCACCACCACATAGCACTCTTCGTTGCTCCTAGCGGAAGCTCCAGCAACTGAGGATTTTCCATGATGTCACCAGTACAATACTTGCTGTTCTGATAAGCCTGATAGTTGGCTCTGCCAGTAATCTGAATCAAGCCCCTGCCACGATACTTGTAGCCATCGCCATCTTTCAGGTTGCCGAGCATGTTCTTCAACTTACCCACATCATACTTGTGGAAGTAGTTTCTGTTGCCGAGTTCCTTGGTGTATCGCAGTTCACCACTCTCATGTGCAATTTGAGCCAAGAAGTGAGCCATACGCTTAGGAGTATCAATATGGAACACCTCAGCATAGCCATTGATGTAAGGAAGAAACGCATCCACCTTATCCTTAGCATTCGGCATAATCGCCAAAATCTGTTCTCTTGTTACCTTCATATTACTTACCCTCCTTCACTTGTTTCAGCATACTTGCGAGTTCATCCTTCACCTTGCTCTCAAAGTTGCCTAGTTTTGTCTTGAAATAAACGTTTACCCCGAATATTGCTCCAGAGTAAACCAATGTCTGACTGACATACCACAGCACACCATCAGACACCACATAATTGTTGAGAAAGAATGATAGGAAGGTGAGTATAACACCACTCACTAGCATTCCTATAGCTGCACCATATTGCAATCCTTCACGTACATTTGGAGTCATATCTTATATTTATATATTATTAATAATATGCAAAGATAAGAAATGATTCCCAATTAGTTACTTTATCCGTTTATTGTGTGCCATATTTTGCTGGTAGGATGCAAGCAGTCAGGGTCTTGCAGATACTCAATAGCCATCAAAACAACCATTTCCTTCAACTCATCAGCATCTTTGCTATATCGCTCCAGCATCACATAATGGTCACTTCTCATCAGGTTCATAGTCACAGCCAAATCATAGATGGTATAGTCAGAAATATCATCCTGATGCTTGTCAAAGGCTTCTCTTATCTCATCATCCGAGAAGAAGGGAGCCATGTGCTTGGTCCCGTCAGCATCCTCATACCACATCTTGCTGATAGCATCATCGGCAAAGTGCTTGTCAAAATGCTCTTCGCTCAACACACCATACACCATCGCACAAAGATGATGCTCCTCCACATCGCTCAACTTGCATGAGAGATACTTGCCGACTGCCTTAGCTATAGCCAACATCTGTTCAGGAGCCATTTCCTGCTGATACTTTTCTACAAACTCTACGAAATTCATACCTATATAATTTAAAAGTTTATGATGCTGCAAAGATAGGCAAATCTTAAACGCAGCACCATAAACTCGTAGATATTTCTGTATCTATCTGAATGTCAGACAAATGCAGTTACGATAAAAACACCTCCTTTCTTTATTCGTCCTTAAATTTAGTTCTCTTCTCTCCACCCCTCGTCCAGATGTCGTTTTTCTTTCGTTTCGCCACCTTTCCGATAACGTCATTTTCGTAAAGTTCGGGCTTGTCTTCCCTACCTTGGGTCTCTGAAGCAACACCACCATTCGGGTTGCCGCCTTGGCTGGCATCAGGTTTCCCATTGCCATACCATTCCTTGTCACTTGGTTTGTCTGCAATCATAACTATAAACTATAAACTATTAACTATAAACTAAGCAGCAAGCGGTGGGTTCTGTCCGTCAGGACTCACCCCCTGACCGTTCATCATCTGCTGCAACATCGCCTGAGCCTTCGGATTGCTCTGTGATGCCTGAGCCACTTGGGCTTGAAGCTGAGGAGAGAATCCTTGTGGAGTCTCACCATTCTGAATGGCTTGCTGATTGGATGCAACCGATTGCAACAACTCCTCTCCAAATGGGAAATCTCCTACTTGCAACAACTGCTCCAGCGTGATAGCCTGATTCTGCCACAAGGTCATAAGGAACTCATTCGCCATCTGTCTGTATACTGGAGTAGCCGTACTTTCCGTGATGTTGATGTCAAACTCCACGTCTCGTATCTTCTTAGGGTCGTAGTGTACAATCTGTCCTGCCCTACCCACGATATTGAAGTTGCGAGCCACGTCATAGTACTGCTGCATATTCTTTACGGTCTTGTATGCTCCATCAATGATGAACTGGCTGAAAGTCTCCAAAATATCAAGCAGCGACATGGTAGCATTCTGTGTCTGCTGGGCATAAAGCGAACCGCTCGTACCTGATACTCCTGGTTTACCTTGCAGCGCACCATTCACTCCCGATATATCCTCGAAGAACTTCAACTGATAGCTGAGCAAGTCACCGATACCGATGTTCGTAGAGTTGTTCGCTACTTGCTGAGGAACCTGACCACTCTTGTTTGGCTTGTATCTCACCACACCATTGAACCTACTCCACTCATCGCAGAAATCATCCCAACTCATATCGTCAGGAAGACAATCCTCAGGGCAGAGCAGCACACCCTTGGCACTCGCCCTCATGATGAAGTCATACATCGTGATAAGTCGGTTCACGTATCTCTGCTGGTCAATTACATCTTCCACGAAGCTGTGAATCTCGCCATCAATAAACGGATAGAACTTAAAACAATAAGGATGCTCACCATGAGCATAAGGAGTCTCGCCTTCTCTCAGAATATCGCCAAAAGGAGAAAGGTAGTAGAAATGCCAGTAATCATCCATAAACCACTCGGCATCAATCAGAGGAATATCCTCTTCCAGCATACCAGCAGCCATACCTCGTCTGATTCTGTCTCTGTTCTCTGCATCTACAATATCAGCCTTATCCTCAATATCAATCTTGAAATCATCACCATTGTTGTAATCGTGGCATCGGTACCTTGGCTTACTCTCCTTTCTCCAAACCTCAATCACTCGGCAGAGCGAAGGGTTGGCAGGATTCATAAAGTCAATGGTCTTAGGGTCGAACTCACCGAATCGCTGGGTGCAGTCTGCAATCACGAAATCTCGGTTAGCCGCCAACCGGTATATCTCCTTCAACTTACGAGCCTCAGCAGGAGACTTGGCAAACTCTCTCAGCACGTTGCCGATGGTAATGTCATGCACCTCACCCAAGCAACTCACGTCCCAACCACGGAAATCCCTCATATTGTTGTCTATGAAGAAATTGTTCGGGTTCACGTAGTCCGTCCAGCAATCCAACCTACCTCTTCGCCATCCATACTTTTTCTTATAGATAGCAGCACCGCTTATCAGGAACTCTTCCATGGTTCGTGCATCCAGTTCCGTCTCTCGGTTCAGTTGTCGGTTACATTGCAGCACCACGCTCATGGTCTCACCATATCGTTTCTCATCCTTATCTCTGGCATTGCAGGTAGGTTCCTTGCTCTGGGAACGATATACACCCAGTACATTCTTCACCAACCTACGGATAAGGTTGTTCTTCAATGGTTCGCTACCCTGCTCACGGATATAGTCTTCCTCCCTGATACGCTTGGTAAAGCCACACTTGCTTTTGAACTCAATGGTATCTCCCCACTGGTCTCCATAGCAGTATCGCTTGTTTCGCAATCTTCGCTTTCGGAAGTTATCCATGTTATTGTAATATCGTTGAGCCTCTAGCAAGATAGAGAAGGCACGCTCATAAGGCTTGTCAAATCGGTTCTTGGATGCCTTCACGCTATCCAGTTCTTCTTTGTCAAGCACCCTGCTCAACGATAGCAGTTTGGTTTCTTCTTTCTTCTTTGCCATAGTTTATGATGTTTCTGTAGGTTCAACAATATGTGCCAACTTTCTCGCTACACCGAGGAATCCGCTTGCAGTATCGGTATCGCCAAGACTGATGCAAGTAAGATAGCCAGCCATGTAAAGAATAGAATCTTTCAGGACGGAAGGCAAACTGATTTTCTGTTCGGTAGTGATAGATGGAACCTGAACGTAGATGAATGCCAATGTAGCATCCTGCTTTTTACTAGTATATAGTTCGATACTCTTGCCGTTAGCCGTATGCACGATAGCCGCAATCGGTCGCTCAGGATTCCCCCTGACTCCATATTTGCAGTTCTGATACTTGTAGGCATCATCACTCTCTGAAATGATTTCGGCAGGACGGTTCCAGCCTTCTGCCTTCACAGAAAGGATTCTCAGCATATCGGTAGGCAAAACCATCGTGCCCACGTAATAGCCGTTGCTATCCGTCCACGTTACAGCATTCGTACACGAAGTACCTTCCACCATATCCTCAGGAGCATCCGAAAGAATAATTCTTGCTGCATCTACGATTTTACTCTCAATAAGTTCTGCTTGCGAGAGTGTATCAGAATCGCTAGGAGCCAGCAAGCCAGCAGACTCTTGGTTTCTATCCAAGAGCACCTTCACCTCTTTCACTAAATCAGATACAGCATATTCTACCATTACTCCAAACCTTCTAGTTCAACACCCTTTTCCTTAGCAATACACAAGATGTCTTCCTTGGTCTTCATCTTGGAACGACTCACACCAAAAGTCTCAGCCAGATAGTCCTTGGCATCCTCAACGTCTGTCACTACGTGTGTCTTCTTCTCGTCAGCCACCTTCTTCTTTGCCTTGGCAGCAGCCTTCTTCTTGGCTTCCGCAGCTTCCTTCTTCTCGTCAATACTCTCCACCAAGAAGAACTTGTCGTTGAACCAATAATGAGACTCGATAGCCTTCTGTACCTTTGGGTCTCTTGTCATATAGACACTACTGCCCGTGCTCTTACCCTCAAAGTTAATGCGCATCCGCTCGTTACCTACCATAACGCTGAATGCCAAATCAGTACCAGCTTGATATTTATTAAACATGATTATACCTTATTATATATGTGTTACTAAAAAAGGGATGGGGCTAGTGCCCACACCCCTCACTATTTAATGAATAATTTGCAATTCTGCTTGCTGTTAGGCAGTAGCCTTGGTTTCCTCTGTATCAGAAGTGTCATCTGTAACAGGAACCGCAGCAAGGCGCATACGAGCATGAGCCTTAGGATACTTCAAGTACAGACAAGCGACCTCCTGAATAACTACGGCATCGGTGTTACGGATGCCAGCCTTCTTCAAGTCGAGCACGTTACGTGTCCAAGACAAGTGTACTCGCTTAACCAAGAACTCTGGGTCAAGGGCGAAGCCGCAGTCACTCATATCAAAGAGGTCAAACAACTCAGAGTGAATCATCAGCACCTCACCGAAGTCAGTCTCCCAACTCTTGAACTTCAAGTCCCAAACCTCTACGGTGTCCTTCAAGCGGAACTTGTCAGAGTCAATCTTACTGAATGCACTCACGAAGGCAGAGCCAGCGATAATCACCTTGCGCTTGTTGCCGATACCAGTACCCACGAACAAGTCCTTGGAAATATCAACCAACTCCAAGTCTGTAATCACTCGCTCATTCTTACCATAGCCCTTCTTAATATCGTCAGCAGTAGCAACATGACCTACCTCAATGTCCTTGCCAGCCATCCACCAGATACCCTTTGTAAACCACTGAGTAGAGTTGTTTTTGGTAGTATGCTTGATACAAGCCATATCACCGAAGAGATAAGTACCCTCCATAGCAAGACGCATATCGTAGATACTATCCTCCTCGATGTCAGAGAAGTCCCAATCTACTCGCTTAGCAGCAATCTTATTGAAGGTGCTCTCCTCAACCTGAATCATGAAGTTCTGGCAGTACTGAATATCAGAATCAGGAAGGTTGTTGAAGCGACCCGTCTGTACGTCCAACTCACCGCAACTCTTAGCCATACGGATAAGTTTCTGACCCTTCTGTAAGGCTGGAATACCAATAGGCTGCTTCTTAACCAATTTGCCATTTACCGCAAACACAATAGGATAACCCTCATTATCCTTACCGCACACACAAAGTTCCAAATCAGGAGTAGGTTCATCGGTAAGGTCTGCATAAGCCTGATTCTTGTAGTTGGTAATCGCCTTAACACCTACCACTCGGATGGTATCATCCAGCGTAAACATTTCAGGGTCTTCTACCTTCAATACCATAGATGTACCAGTACTTTCCAATGTAGCCTCCTTGACGGTAGTCTTGATAGGACGTGTACCGATACTCCAATACTCAACTACAAACGAGCCAGCAGACTTAGTTGTAGCATAGCGTGAAATCTGGTCAACTGGAGTAGCCATTGGACGAATCTTGGTAATCTTGTCGTTGATGTCGTTCTCATAGAACTCCGTGCCATTCTCATTATAATGCTCTCGACCCTTGCCCTCAGTAGCAATACCATCATCCTGACGGGCAGCACCACCATTGCCAGCATCATCGGCAGCAGTAGCACCACCAGCCTCGGCAGCATGACCACTCTCGGTAGTACCACCATCAGGCAGAGCCGCCTCAGCCATGATAACCTGACCATTCACTCCAAAAATAACTGCCATTACCATCAGAAAAATGGAAAGCAGCCGATTAAATTTGTTACTTTTCTTCATTGTTATTCTGAATATTAATTAAACATTATATATTATCTTTTCACCTTATCGAATGCGTGTTCTCTTCTCATTGCCACGCTCCCAGATATTTCCCCTACGTGATGCCCTACCAAGCGCACCAAGGTTTGGCTGGTTATCCGTTGGCTTGGTCTCCGCATTGGCAGAATCAAGGTCGGCAGTACCATCGCCCTTCTTTCTCAGTTCAAGGTTCTTGACGTGCTTGCTGTTCTTGCCACGAACCTCACCCTCATGGGCAGCATCTGCCACATCGGTATCATGGTTCTTAGCCTTGATGAAAGCAGTAATCATTTCCTCTGTAAACTTGCCAGTCACCACATTGCGCATTGTCTGAAAGCACTGGTCGATAGCTTCGTTTACCGCTTCCTCACCATACTTCTCCTCCAACTTGTCGAATACTTCATAGCTGGCTGGCATGTTCTTGTCATACTCCTCCTGCAATTTCTTGCCGTTGGCAGCATTCTGCAAGAACTCCGACTGAGCCGATGCAATCTCATCCGCATTGTCAGGGTCAGAGTAGTAGTCAATGGCATCCTCGCCATGTGTACGAATCAACTCAGCGTAAGGACTCCTACCAGCCTTCATCGCCTGAAGGAAGGTAGCCGCCTCAGGGTCACTACCCAGCCAATCGCCCATCGCCTTTTCGTTATCCTTGTAACCCTGCAAAGCCTTCTGGTCGGCATCATAATCATCATTGATGGCTCCATACATAGCTTCATCATCCGCATACTCCGTATTAGGATGGCGGGTCTTCAAACGCTCCAAAGCCAAGTCTCTCTTGGTCTTGGTGTCTTGCTGTTTTGCTGCACCAGCATTCTGCTCAATATTTGTATTTTCGTCCATATATATATATGTATATTTATAAATCAATGCCCAAAATTAATGCTTTTTTCCGATTTTCTTCTTTTATCCGTTAATTTAGTCTAATCGGATGCGACTAATTCAATACTTTTTTGTATATTTGCAGTGTCAGATATGAAATATAAGGATTCACGATGCTATTTTATAGAGGAACGTGATGCTGATTTATTGAGGGCTTACAAAGAAATTATTAATGTAAGAGACAATATCAGACTCTCAGAGATTGAGGAAAAGCTAGCCCAATCTCCGAGCAGAAGATTTTGGGTTTCAGAAGACCGTGCTTATATAGTCATATTAGACTTACTGAAAGGAAAACCTCTTGATAATATGATACCTACCCGAAAGGAAATGTATCAGGAGATTTTCAGACGATTCCAGATTCATAAGAGTAATGAGCCATATCTCAGTAATATGGATATTATCAAACGTGTATGTGCTGAAAAAGCACCCAGTTTCTATTTGACTCCTCAAAGCATACACGTAATTCTTAGCAGGGTGAGAAAGGAGGAGAAGCAAAGATGCTACGAGATACGAAAGAGAAAATTGCGCTTTATGCTGGGTACATTATAATAATGTGTATCACTTTTCTTGGATATGATGGCATGGGTCTCTTTGACGATTGTTCTATTCAGAACCGACTAAGCTACCCTTTCTTTCATCAGAATATCTTTCATGCTGCCATCAACCTTTATGTCTTCCATCAATGCTACCGAGCCATCCCTTGTGGCATCGGTCACTTGGTGGCATTCTATCTCATAGCCATCAGCTATCCATTCACCTCATCCGTTCCAATCATCGGTCTTAGCGGATTTATCTATGCTTACATGGGCTTTATTGCCCCATACGTGGAGAATAAGGTAAGATACAATCTCACCATTCTCCTATATATCTGTGTTGGAATCTTCTTCCCTTGCATGGCAGTTGGAGTCCACATCTATTGCTATGTACTTGGTCTGTTGTGGGGATATTTAAATGCACCGCTATGCCAAGACAAGTAACCGCCAAACTGACTGATGCTGTAGACAAACATGTACTGGTCATCCTGAAAGAGAACGAGAAACGAATCAAGGAAATCAACACACCATTCAATCCTATCAAGGGTGAAGGTTGTGGAGATAAGCGATTCCTGCTCTTCCTTCCTGATTTCCCGATTCAGAGACAGCAGCTTCCAGTTTCGATGAAGAAGATTCCGCTCGTCAAGATGCTCATCGAGTTTGGTAGTTGCAAGGCAGTAATCGAGGAACTGCACAAGGATATAGACGAGCCGTACAACCTAGAGGAAGAGATTGAGCAACTGGTGGAGCAGTTTACTCGCATCAGGATGAAGCACGACCCATTCTTCTTCTTTGCCACATTCATCTATATCAAGCCTAAAGGTGGAGGTCTCCCCTTCCGCTTTGTGCTCAGAAGACCTCAACGAAGATTGCTCAGGTGGCTGGAGGAGCGAAGAAAGAAGAATCGCCCTATCCGTCTCATTCTGCTGAAAGCCCGACAATGGGGAGGTTCTACGGTTATTCAGATGTACTTCCTCTGGCTGCAACTCATGTGGCAGAAGGGTCTCAACTCGCTCATCGTGGCTCAGGTCAAGGACACAGCAGAGACCATCCGAGGAATGTTCGAGGAAGCTCTGAAAAACTTCCCAACCAAGTTTCTCTACGAAATGGGAGAAGCGTTCTCTGAGAACGAACCGAAGTTTGTTGGAGTGGGAACATCAGGTAATGTAAAGAAGGTTCCTCAGCGATTCTGCAAGATTAAGGTGGGTTCCATGGAACGACCATTGTCAGCCAATGGTGAAGACTACAACTTGGTTCACCTTTCCGAGGTTGGATTGTGGAAGAAGACAGATGGTAAATCTCCTGAGGAGGTAGTACAGAATGCTACCAATGGTATCTTATACCGACCATACACGATGATTGCCTATGAATCCACCGCAAATGGTACTGGCAACTTCTTCCACAAGGAGTGGCTTGCAGCCAAAAAGGGAAAATCTCAGTTTGAGCCGTTCTTCGTTCCTTGGTACGAGATATACGATATGTATCATCTTGAATTTGAAAGCAAGAAACAGAAGGTAGAGTTTGCCAAATGGCTATATGAGAACCGCAATAATACCAATACGATGTCCGACCGAGAAGAGCCATGTACCTATCTTTGGAAGTTATGGACGCTGGGTGCTCCACTCGAAGCCATCAACTGGTATATTGCCGAGCGCAAAAAGTTCACCGACCATGCCGATATGGCTGCTGGCTACCCTACCGATGATATTGAAGCATTCAAGCATTCAGGAGCCAAGGTCTTTGCCGAAGACAAGGTTGACAAGTTCCGCAAGGGATGCCGAGCACCTAAGTTCATCGGTGATGTTTATGGTGATGGCTACAAGGGCAAGAAGTGTATGCAGAATGTCCGATTCTGTGAAGACAAGCAGGGGCAGTTGTGGATATGGAGCAAGCCTGAGACCTTTTATGATTGCAAGGTGATAAACCGCTATCTGGTTGTAGTGGATATTGGTGGACGTAGCAAGAATGCCGACTGGTCTGTTATCTGTGTCTTCGACCGCTATTGGATGATGGAAGGTGGCAAGCCGTATGTGGTAGCACAATGGTATGGGCATATTGATATGGACTTGCTGGCATGGAAGGCGGCTCAGATAGCCAAATACTACAACGATGCTCTGCTGGTGATTGAATCCAACACCTTGGAGACGAAAGACAAGGAGCACATCTTGGAAGGTGGTGACCAGTCTGAGTTCATCCTGAATCAAATCAAGGACGTATACGATAATCTCTATGCACGCAAGCAGAGTGAATCAGACATCAAGAATAAGGTTCCAGTGAAGTACGGATTCCATACCAATGTAGCAACCAAGCCGATGGTTATCTCAGTATTGGTTCAGACTATCCGTGAACAACTCTATGTAGAACGAGACGATAGATGCTTGGATGAATATCTCACCTACGAGAAGAACGGAACCGTATACGAGGCAGCAGACGGAAAGCACGATGATTTGCTCATGACCAGAGCCATCGGACTCCACATCTGTTTCAACGAAATGGAAATGCCAAAGATGATTTCCAATCAGGCAAGAGTAATGAGAAGAAAGGTTTCTGTTTCGGCAGCAACCATCATATAGTTTCAAACAATTAATAATTACGATTATGAAAGTAACAAAGATTTTCAAGCGCATCAAGTGCGAAATCATGTACCGCCAAGCTACGGCTAAGGCAGACTACGCATCCAAGAAGAACAATGGCGAAATCTTCTACGTCCTTCCTACGCAGAAGGGAAACCTCATGATTATGAACCGCTCACTCTTCGAGGCATTCAAGAAGACCAAACTGGTAGACAACGACATGAAGGTCAGAGACCTCTTCAAGGATTGTGTCTATCATACCAACTGCAAGAGTGAGAATGGAAAGCGCAGCCGCAAGCGCAAATTTCTCAGATGGAAGGGCTTAATCTAAAATTTTTCTGCCCTAAATAAACGGATAAAAGATAGGTGGAGAAAATTCTGCCTATCTTTGCCTATTATTAATAATGTGTATCAAATATGATTTATAAAATAGTACAAGGAAATAGTTTCAAACTCCACATCTTGGTGCGGAAGATGGACGTATCGAAAGAGTTCCAGCGACTCGTTGACTTCGATATGAATCTGGCTACCGACATCAATGTTGAGTTGTCAGGCTGTTTCTGCAATACAATTTCTGTTCCAGTACAAGTAGCAGGAATCCAAGGCAACGTACTGATATGCGACATTCCTTCCACTCTTGATTATGGAAACTATAACGTCAGGGTATCATGGAAGTATGAGGGCAGCGAAATGGTCAGCATAGAACGGAACCTTCTGAGAATCGTAGAACACAACTCTATGAGTAATGTTCCTATCGGCATCACGGAAGGTGAACATACTGGCTTATTTAACCTTCGCTACTACATCGTGACCGAAAATCAGTCTACTTGCCCTATTTCTTTCATCGTTGATAACGCTAAATTCAGCTACACCATCAATGGTGAAACCCAAATGGTGGAGAGTCAGGAGAACTTCGTAATTAACGGAACTATCAGCAACGGAAAGAAACTGGAAGCCCAGTTCATGCCTATAGAAGGTTTCAGCATCGGTCAGGTAAAGATTATCATGGACGGAAAGGACGTTACTGCTGAATATTACAACAGCAACACCCACAAGGTCTTCATCCCAGCCGTATCAGGTTATGTTACCATCACAGCAAGCGGAACCGTCAAGGCAAGTTATTATGGAGCTTCATCAGCCAAGAACATGAGTGAGTTGAACATGGAAGACCTTACGCTTATGGAAGGCACTCTTGTCGGTCAGACTCTCACCATCACAACCACGGAAGAGAAACCATACATCTGGTTTGCAAGCCGCCAGCCGCTCATCTTCAACCAATGCGGTTTCGATGCATCCATGAACACCACAAAGCTAGGTGACCTCTACTACTATTGGTCAGACGAACTTGTAGCTGGTGATGATAACGAATATCAAATTAAATTAAAAGAATAATATGGCAGAAAAGAAAAAGTACAACAGCATCCTAGTAAGTGGGCGCAAAGACGAGACTCTGACATACTCAAAGTACGTCAAAGACGAGGAATCGGGAGAATCCGTCAAGGAATCACTCGACAAGAAAGTCAACGTCACTGATGAGTTAACAACTCAGCAAATCAAGGATGGTGCTATCACCAACGAAAAGATGGCTGCTGATTCTGTTGGCAACACCAATCTCCAAGATGGTTCTGTCAGCAACGAGAAACTGGAGGATGGAAGTATCACCAATGAGAAGTTGGCAGAGAACTCCATCACCAAAGACAAGTTGAAAGACAACACCATCGGTGTAGAGAAGTTAGACCCTGAGCTTCGTCAGACTATTGATGCTGCTACTGGTCTTCCTAAGGATTTGGTAGAAACCATTCAGAACGTAGATGATACACTGAAAGACCATCAGAGACAGCTAGATGATAAGCAATCACAGATTGATGATAAGCAGCAGCAAATCACCGCCAACGATGAAGACATTTCTTTGTTGCAGACTCGCAGTACTCAGATGGAAGAAACCATCAAGTCTATAGCCGCTACTGGCGGTGCAAGTCAGGCTGCTGCCGTTACCTATAATAATGAGAAATCAAAACTTACCGCAGTCAATATTCAAAGTGCAGTAGATGAGGTCGTAGACAAAGCTTCTATCAAGGATGAGGAAGGAACGATAGTAGAAACTCCTTTCCGCTATATTCAGAACGAAGAGTTCATCTTTGCCAAGGTGGATTCAGAAGACAAACTTCTCTTCGGTTTTCAGTGGGATGGTACTCCAGTATTTGGCAAAACAAGTGCAGTAGAAGACAGATTGCAGTTCCAAGTAAATCTCTTGGCAGATAAGATTACCGCTATCTTGGGTGATGATGATACTACAAGTACTATTGACACATTGAAGGAGTTGAAGGACTTCTTTTCTAACATTGATAATACTCAGACTCTGACAAGCATCCTTGCAAACCTCAATAGTGTTAGCACTAAGTTAGGAGAAGACATCAAGAATCTTCAAGACACAAAGGTAGACAAAGAGGAAGGCAAATCACTCATCGAAAATGAAGTAAAAGAGTGCTTTAGAATAATTGAGAACGAAGAGTTCCTCAAAGCTATAGTGGATTCAGATGATAAGGTACTCTTTGGTTTCAAAAGAGCAACTGGAAAGCCTTATTATCCTCTCAACGAAATGTATCACGTCATTCAGAACGAGGAATACTTTGCTGTTTGGGTTACTACTGACGATAAAGTAGTACTTGGTCTTAGAAGAGACGGAGAAATCATTGGAGAAATCCATGCAGTCAATGCCTTGAAGCAAGTTATCTCTCAGCTTCAATCAGACTTTGCGTCATTGAAGGAAAAGGTAGATACAATAGACACCAATCTCAAAGAACTTCTTGATGTCTTTTCTTTGCAGGAGAATCCTGAGTATATAGCAGTTGAGACTGATGCAGAAGGTAAAATCCTTTCTTCAACAAATTCTGATGGAAGTCACTATATTTATAATGCTAAATCTGAAACTATCCCAGAAGAGTTTTCTCATATTGAAGACCCTGAGAGAAGAATGGAGATTGTTACAGATACAGACGGAAAGGTAATGTCATATCGTGATTCAAGTGGCAAGAAACATGAGCATGATATGGAAGTTACTAACCTTGAAGTATCAAATCTCAATCTCCAAGGCAATAGTGTAAACAATATACAAGATGCCTTAAAAGCAAATGGTTTTGAAGTTAAGTCTCGAATAGATTGGAGTGAATATATTTCAAAAAATGGCGATTACCCTCTGAATCTTCCAACTCCTCGCTGTGCCAGATTAAATATAATTTCAAATAGTGATTTGACCCAATTATCAAAACTGGGTTTATCAGGTGCTATAGAAGGTAAGAATTATAACATTCCTGCTGTCATTGAATTTTGGGACATGCAAGGTAATTATTTTAAGAAGAATGCTTACTTATCAGGACAAGGAAGTAGTTCTATGAAGTATATAAAGAAGAATATTGCTATTGATTTGTTCGATTCAGAGATTGGAGGTGAAAGTTTTTCTGTGAAGTTTGGAGAGTGGGTTCCTCAAGATTCATTCCATTTAAAAGCTTATTATACAGACCCATTTAGGGGAATAGGTGTAATTGGCTATTCTATATATAACGACATAGTAAAGACTAGAGGATTAGAAAAGGATTATGTTTGGAAAAGAGCCTTGCTAAATACAGATATAATAACACCTACTAACCCTAATGTGAATGGAAAGAAAGAAGTACTATTATATACAGAAAGTGGTGCTCGTTGTTTCCCTGATGGTTTCCCTTGTATGGTTTTCCAAAATGGAGAATTTTGGGGGTTATATAGCTTTCAGTTAAAGAAGCATCGTAGTAATTATTGTCTAAATAAGAAAACGGCAGAACATATACATCTTGATGGAAATATTAGCGAAACATCATTATTCAATGCTAATGGTGATAGTTCTTTGATTCAATGGAAAAACATTAACAAGGTCGGTTTTGAAATTAGGAATCCTAAGCCGTTGTATCTTATGGATGGAAGCGTATATGATGCAGACATTAATTCAGGAGAACTTATAGACGAAACATCTGAGTTTTATGATGAGTCAAAGCATAAGACTTGTGCGAAGGTTAAGAAATACATAATAGATTTTTCTAAGACGGTATCAACGATTAAGACAGCTGAAGATGTATATTTAGGCAATAAAACAGATGAAAATCTCAAAGCTATAAAAGATACATTGGAGACTTATTTCGACAGTGAAAATCTTATTGATTATTTAATAACTTGCGATGTACTTAGAAATACTGATGGATTTGCTGATAACTGGCAATGGGTTACATATAATGGAGTAAAATGGTATGTATGTTTATATGACGTAGACAACATTTTAGGTAATCATTGGCAACCAGTTCAAACTATAAACCCTCCTTTGACTGGTAAGCATATTACTCAAATAATAACATATAGTTCTATGATGAAATATATAACCACTTATTATGTAAGTGAGTTAGAAGAAAGATATGCTTATTTGCGAAAAAATGGAATTATAGATGCAGAGCGAATAATAACAAAGATAAGAGATTGGATGTTACGTTTTGGCGGTCAATATGCTTATGAACTTGAAGCTAATAAGTGGACTGATTTCGTTAAAAACGATAATATCTTTAGAGTCCATAAGTGGATAATTACAGAAATAAATAATTTGGATAAGGTATACCACTACAATCCAGAAGTTTAATATTTAAATATATTTAATTATGACAAGG